TGAGCTGGAGCTGAACACCGCTCAGCATGGCGTTAACGAAACCTATAGGTTTCATGCCGGCGCCAATGCCAATACACCAGGATTCCTGCTACTGGAAGATGGCGATGATTTGTTGCTGGAAGATGGCGACAAGTTCAAGCTGGATCAGCTTGACTATTTCGATGTGGTTTGGGCTGGCAATCCTTACACCAGGTTCCCGCTCGAGGCCGATGGTTTCGAGTACAGCGGCACCGGCCAGCTTCCAAGGCCCAAGCTGCGGATCAGCAATCTGCTTGGCACCATCACCGGCTTGATCTTGACGCTGCCGCGCGGCATCGAGGGCGCCAAGGTAACTCGCATCCGCACGCTGCTGCGTTACTTAGATGCCGCCAATTGGCCCGATGGGATCAGCCCTTATAGCCCAGATCCGACGGCTGAGTTCCCGCGGGAGATTTATTATATCGACCGTAAGGCGACAGAGACGCGTGATGCGATCGAGTTTGAGCTGGCATCGGCATTTGACCTGGCTGGTGTCAGGGCGCCCAAGCGTCAGTGCATTAGCAGCTTCTGCCAGTGGGGGTACCGTTCGGCCGAGTGCAGCTACAACGGCAACGCGTACTACAACGAGAATGATCAAGTCGTGGCAACTCTTGCCGAGGATGTGTGCGGCAAGCGATTGGACAGTTGCCGGTTGCGGTTTGACCAGGTCGTCAGAACCGGCACGGTGACCACAGGCAGCACCGCGTTGGTGCTCGATACGGCCACCACGGTTGAGGCCGGCTCGCCGGTGCGTGGTTTTGGTGTTCCGGCATCCACGACCGTGGTCAGCGTGGCCGGGAACACGATCACAATGAGCGCGGCTGCAACTGCCACTACCAACGTCACCACCACCGGCACGCTGCAGACCAACCGGACACAGATCATCGTTGCCAGCGCAACCGGGCTGACTGTCGGCATGACAGTGTCTGGTCCCAATATCGGCACTGGCACGGTCGTCACCGCAATCGCCGGGACGACGATCACTTTGGGACAGGCAGTGGACTGGAACCTGATCAAGGGTGCAGCCGCTGCCAGTACCGCTGGCTACATCGACTCCAGCGAGAGCTATTACGGTCGCGGCCGAGACGACAGCGGCGAAGTGGTTGGCACCGTGATCACGGTCAACAGCACCACCGGCATCGCAGTGGGTCAGTTCATCGTCGGCCCAGGCATCCCATCTACGGCTAATGCAAAGGTGAGCGCGATCTACACCAATACTGATGCGGAGTACTTCTATCCGTCATGGGTGCAGACTACCTATGCAGCAACTGTCACGGGAAACAGCGGAACATTCGAGTTCTACACGATCCCGGCGCAGTCGTCGCAGACCTACACGTTCTCGCCGCCCAGCAGGAACTATACCCTGCGCGAACAGGGCATCCTGCCATTCGGCGCATTCCCGGGTGTCGGCTCTTACTACACATGATCTGGCGCGACGCCGCACTGGAGCACGCCCGTGCTGAATACCCACGTGAGGCGTGTGGGTTGCTCGTGGTGGTCAAGGGCAAGGAACGCTACTGGCCCTGCAAGAACATTGGCAGTAGTGACGAGCTGTTCGTTCTCGACCCGATCGACTTCGCCGCGGCCGAGGATGCCGGTGAGATCCTGGCCGTAATCCACAGCCACCCGCACACACCACCAACACCCAGCGAGGTAGACCGCACTGCGATCGAGCGCAGCGGGCTGCCCTGGTTCATCGTGTCGCCGTCAACCGGTGAGTGGAGCGATGAGTTGTCGCCGTGCGGTTACAGGCCGCCGCTGGTTGGGCGCCGCTGGGTGTGGGGCGTAACCGACTGCTGGAGCCTGGCCCGGGACTGGTACGAGCATCATGGCCTGATGCTGCGCGACTGGCCGCGGCCGCCAACGGCCGAGCAGTTCGAGCAGCAGCCGATGTTCGCCGACTGCTGGGAATCGACTGGGTTCCGGCAACTGCTGCCAGATGAAGGCCTCGAATACGGTGACCTGTTGTTATTTCAGATCGGCAACCGTGGCCTTAATCATTGCGGTGTTTATATCGGCGATCAATTGGTCTTGCATCAATTGCGCAATCGGCTAAGCAGCCGCGACATCTACGGCGGCTGGCTTCAAAAGTGCACAGGGCTTAAACTGAGGTATGCAGACGATCCGGGTCTACGGCCATCTTGCCAAGCTGCTTGGACAACGCACGTTCAAGGCAGCCGTTAGCAGTGCCGCCGAGGCCGTCCGATTCTTGCTGGTCAACTTTCCGTGGCTGGAGCGGCACATGAGCGCCCAGTACTACCGCGTCACGGTTGGCGGCTTTGGCCTGACGCTTGATGACCTGCACCATCCAGCCGGGCAGCAGGAGATTCGCATCATCCCTGTGATCGGTGGCGCTGGCGGAGATGTGGGGCAAATCTTGCTGGGCGTTGCACTGGTTGTTGGCTCCTTCTTTTTCCCTGCTGCCGCCGGGGCCGCTGCGGCGCTGACAATCGGCGGCAGTACCTTCACCGCTTTTGGTGCCAGCCTGTTTTTCCTTGGCACCAGCATGGTGCTGACGGGCGTGGCGGGACTGCTGACGCCAACACCACAGTTATCACTGGGCAGCGACGGCGCCAACGACCCGCGCAAGAGCTACAGCTTCAGTGGCGTGCAGAACACCAGCCGCCAAGGCGTGCCAGTGCCAATTGTCTACGGCGAGACTCTGGTCGGCAGCGTGGTGATCAGCGCTGGCATTGATACCGTGCAGGTGAAGGCATGACCGGCGGCAAAGGCGGCGCAAGTGGTGGCCGGTCGCCATCGGAAGCCAAAGACAACCTGATCTCAACGCAGTACGCCGAGGTCATCGACCTGATTAGCGAAGGTGAGATCTATGGCTTGAAGGATGGCGCAAAGTCTATTTTTTTAGACAATACGCCGCTAGTAAACGAAGGCGGTGAGTTTAATTTTAAGAATGTCGAATGGTATGAGCGCACCGGCACTGGTTCAACAGTGCAGCAGCCAATTCCGTTCGGGTCTGGGCCTGCGAACGAAGTCCCTGTTGGCGTCACAGTCGAAAAGGACACGCCTGTCGTTCGCACGATCACCGACAACAGCATTGACGCGGTGCGGATCACCATCTCGGTGCCGCAACTCCAGGCCTTCAACAACCAAGGCGACATCGTCGGCCAGAGCTTTGAACTCAAGATTGAAATTCAATATGCCGGTGGCGGATTCGAGACCAAAGTGAGCGGCCTTGATGGCACCATCAAGGGTCGATCTGCCGACAAGTATCAGCGCGATTACGAGATCGAACTTGATGGTGCATTCCCGGTCAACATCCGCGTCTCACGCATCACAGCAGACTCCACAAGCGCGAAAGTCAGCAACGCGTTTCAGTGGACCAGTTACACCGAAATCACCCGCGCCAAGTTGCGCTATGGCAACAGCGCCCTTGTCGGCATTCGCGTTGACGCTGAGCAGTTCAGCAACATCCCAGCCCGCAGCTATCTGGTGCGCGGCATCAAGGTGTTGATCCCTAGTAATGGCACAGTCAGCCCCGTCGACGGCAGTATCACCTACTCCGGCGTGTGGAGTGGCACTTTTGGCGCGGCTCAGTGGACTACTGATCCAGCTTGGATTCTTTGGGATCTACTAACTAGTACCCGCTACGGATTCGGCGATCACATCACTGCTGCGCAGCTTGATAAGTTTGCTTTCTACGCCGCATCGCAATACTGCTCAGAGCAAGTTGACGGCGAGCCTAGGTTCTCCTGTAATGTGAATATCCAGACAGCGGAGGAGGCGTACAAGCTGATCAACGACATGTGCTCGGTCTTTCGAGTGATGCCGTATTGGTCTACGGGTGCGCTGACCATTAATCAAGACAAGCCGCAAGATCCGGCTTACCTATTCACGCTGGCGAATGTCACCCCCGAGGGCTTCAGCTATCAGGGAGCCAGCCTCAAGTCCAAGCCGACGGTGGCCGTGGTCAGCTACCTGGACCTGGAGCTGCGGGACATCGCCAAGGAAGTGGTCGAGGACCGCGACGGGATCAACCGCTTTGGCGTGATCACCACAGAACTGAGCGCCTTTGCCTGCACCAGCCGGAAGCAAGCGCGGAGGCTTGGTGAGTGGTTGCTCTACACCAACCGCTACGAAGGCGAGGTGATCAGCTTCACGACGTCCATCGATGCCGGTGTGGTCGTGCGCCCGGGCCAGGTGATCGAGGTCTCCGATCCGACCCGCAGCTCCGAGCGCCGCGGTGGGCGGATCACATCCGCAACGACAACAGCGATCACCGTTGACAGCGCCACTGGCTTGATGCTCGGCACTAGCCCGACACTGTCGGTGATCCTGTCGGATGGCACAGTGGAATCCAAGACAGTGTCATCTATCGTCGGCGATGTGATTACGGTCAGCAGCGCCTATTCAGCAGCACCTAACGCCAACAGCATCTGGATCTATCAGACCACTGACATCCAGGCATCTACCTGGCGTGTGATCGGCATCACCGAGCAAGACCAGGCGCAGTACAGCATCACCGCGATGGCGTACAACAGCAACAAGTACGACTACATCGAGCGCAATCAACCGCTGCAAGAGCGCGATGTCACGAACCTTAACGTCATTCCTCCGGCGCCAACTGGGCTCACGGCAACTGAAGCGCTCTACGACAACAACGGCGTCGTCCAGTCGAAGCTGGTGATCAGTTGGGTCCCAGTCGATGGTATTGGCACCTACAGATTTAGGTATCGACTGGAGGACAACAACTGGACTGATCTGACAGTCCAGCGACCTGACTACGAGATCCTCGACACCACGCCAGGTGTTTATCAGATCGAGGTCTATAGCGTCAGCCCCACCAACCTTCGCTCGTCGTCGCCCGCCACCAATGCTGTCACCGCCCTGGGCAAGACGGCTCCACCGGCATCGCCCACTGGTCTCAGCCTGGTTGCGATTGATGAGGCGTCGGCCGTCATCAGTTGGAACCGCAGCCAAGAGCTGGATGTGATTCTGAACGGCAAGGTGCTGATCCGTCATCAGCCGGTGCTGACCGGTGCATCGTGGGAAAACGCGCAGGAGATCGTGGCGGCAGCGGCTGGTGGCCAGACCCAGAAGCAGGTGCCATTGCTCGAGGGGACCTACCTGCTGAAGTTCGAGGACGACACCGGCAACCGCAGCAGCACGGCATCCGCAATCATCGTTGACCTGCCGACGCCACTGCCGCGGCTAATCGTGCAGACCTACACGCATCCGCCGTTCGATGGCACCTTCACCGGCATGTTCTACTCGGCCGAATCCGAGGGCATCTTGCTGGCGGGTACGGTGCTGGTGGATGACATGGGCACCTGGGACGACCTTGGCTCAATCGACAGCATCGGCGACATCCTGCCGGCAGGCACCTACGAGCTGGGTGACACGCTTGACCTGACCCAGGTCTATGACATCAACATCAGGCGGACGCTTGAGTTCACCACGCTGGCCGCCGGCGCCTTGATTGATGACAAAACGCTTTACATCGACGACTGGGGCCTGATCGACGATGCTGCGCCCGACGGTCCGAATGCGTCGATGTATGTCCGCAGCACGACCGACAACCCATCAGGGTCACCAACTTGGGGCGAATGGCGCGAGTTCGCCAACGCAACGGTCCGCGGTCGTGCATTCCAGTTCAAGGTAGTCGCAACAACCATCGACCCATCGCAGAACATATTGATCACTGATGTCGGCGTTACAGCCGAGATGCAGCAGCGTGCCGAGATCTCGGATGTGCACGACACGCTCAACACAGCAGCCGAGATCCAGGCTGGCAGGGACTACACCATCGTGGCCGCAGGTACCACGGACTTCACGCTGATCGGCGCGGCCAACAACAACGTTGGCACCAAGTTCACCGCAACTGGGCCAGGCACTGGTACCGGTACTGCTGCTGGGCCGTTCCTGATCGACTTCGTTGACAACTTTTACCAGTCGCCTACGATGGGCATTACGATCTTCAACGCAGATAGCGGCGACTACTATACACTGGATACGTTATCGCGCACTGGCGTTGATCTTGTGATCCAGGACAACAGCGACAAGCCAGTCGCACGCAACTTCCAATACACCGCCGTTGGTTACGGCAAGGAGATCACCTAATGGCGCAGAACGACCTGAGCATTGCCAATCTGGCCGGCGCCGCATTTCGCGCTGACCTGAATAACGCCTTGTCCGCGATTGCGTCAAAGAATAGCGGCGATAATTCACCTCAGGACGCAGTCTCGGGTTCGTTTCCATTTCAAGAATGGGTTGATACTAACGCTACTCCAGTAACGCTTTATATTCGTGACAAAGACTCGAATAGCACTTGGTACCCCGCTGCGCAGTATCAAGCAATTGGCGCCGGCGGCACAGGTGATCGATGGGGATTCAATGATCGCAAGTTGTATTACCGATTGAACTCGGCCTATACAGGCTCAAACGTTAATACGGCTCAGAGCCTGTTTGGCGTTGGTGTGAGCCTTGCGGAAGGCACTGTTTATGAGTTCACGATGGCTTTTACGCTTACAAAGGCGAGCGCCTCAAACACAACGCACACTATCGGGCTTGGATTTGGCGGTACGGCAACGCTGAACAATATCAGTTACACCCTTATTGGTGTATTTAATTTTGCCGCAAATACTCCATCTATTACATCGCCTGACATTTTTAACTATGTGCAGACAGCTTCTAATACAGTGATGACCGCATCGGCTAACGTAAGCCCACAGGCTTATACGTTCCGCGTTTTTGTCACGGGGACAGTTTCGGTTAATGCCGCTGGAACTTTCATTCCGCAATACACACTTAGCGCAGCGCCTGGTACTGCATATTCGACCACTGCAGGCAGTCACATTCGAATGATGCCGCTTGGTGGCGCCGGTACGATCAACATCGGCAACTGGTCGTAAACTGTAATCACGCACAGGATTCCCAATGGCCGACCGTAAGATCTCTGACCTGACAGCGCTTACGGCGCCTGCTGCAGGCGACTACTTGCCGATCGTTGACATCAGCGAGGCATCGGCCGCCAACAAGAACAAGCGCATCACGATCGAGGAACTGCTCCGCGGCGCACCTGACGGCACCGCGGCAGCACCCAGCATCGGCTTTGAGAGCGACCCTAACACTGGCATCTACCGACCCGGTGCAGATCAGGTTGCGATCAGCACGGGCGGCACGGGGCGGTTGTTTGTTGACTCCACCGGCAACGTAGGGATTGGCACTACGAGTCCTGCAAATGGAAAGTTAAACGTCTCGGGTGGCACGAATCAGATCACGCTTGACACTGGTGACACCGCAACTTATGGCCGTCTTGATATTGGTCATTTTTCAAACGGTACATTTATCGGCACATACGCAGGAAGTAATTCTGCATCTGATTTGATTCGCTTCGGCACTGGTGGCACCGAACGCGCCCGCATCGACAGCTCTGGCCGCCTGTTATCCGGCGTATCTACTGCGCGTGCAAACTTTCTAAATAGCACTGTTGATGCTCAGGTGCAGATTGAAAGATCTGGAGAGGGTACTGGCGAGCTTTCCCTTGTAAGAAATGTAGCCAGCACCAGTGGACCATTGCTGATCTTTGGCAAATCAAGAGGAGCGTCTGTTGGAAGCAATACAATTGTTAACTCTGGAGATCAATTGGGATGGATCTCATTTGAAGGCTCAGATGGAACTGAGTTTGTTCAAGGCGCATCCATTACTGCTGAAGTAGACGGCACCCCCGGCGCTAACGACATGCCCGGCCGCTTAGTGTTCTCCACTACGGCCGATGGGGCGTCTGATGTGACGGAGAGGATGAGGATTACGAGTGGTGGGGCGCTGAAAACATCAACAAATGGCACGTATAAATTTGGAACTGGAATTCAAGAGTTAACTCACAATGATACAACCTCAACTATTCATTTAGCCGCTAGTAATACAAGTTTTACAGGCGATGCCACGACAATTAGTACATACAGAAACACCACAAATGATACATACAAATTTCTTTCGTGCATTAGGCAAGGTTTTGCAGTTGCATTGGAAATCCGAGATGATGGAGACGTGTATAACGTCAACGGCACTTACGGCTCGCTTTCAGATATAAAACTAAAAGAAAACATTGTCGACGCACAGCCTCAATGGGATGACATTAAACAACTTCGCGTTAGAAATTACAATTTCAAACCGGAGACAAATAACTCTACTCACAAGCAAATTGGCGTTATTGCACAAGAGCTAGAAACTGTTTCTCCAGGGCTTGTTAATACTGTTTCTGACCGCGACGCAGAAGGTAACGACCTTGGCACTGTCACCAAGAGCGTCAACTACTCGGTGCTCTACATGAAGGCAGTCAAGGCGCTGCAAGAAGCAATGGAGCGCATCGAAACCCTCGAAGCCAAAGTTGCAGCCCTTGAGGCGGCGTAGACACCTGTATTACACTTACACAGTCACTCACTAACCATGTCCGACACCGTTTTCACCTGGCACATCGCTCAACTGGAGCGCGAGACCGCTGACGGCTACGTCTTCACGGCTCACTACACCGTCGATGCCAACGACGGCGTCTACAAGGCTGGCGCCTATGGCTCGATTGGCTTCGAGCGTCCCGAAGAGGGCATGATCCCCTTCGCTGATCTCACCGAGGAGATCGTCATCGGCTGGGTTAAGGAACGACTCGACGTTGAGCAGATCGAGGCAGCATTGCAAAGCCAACTCGACGAGCAGCGCCATCCCAGCAAGGCCAGCGGGCTACCTTGGGCTGCGTAGACTAGTGGCATGATCGAGCTGATCGCTGCTGTTGCGGGTGCATCCATCAGCGTGGCGGCTATGGGCGCCATGGGGTTCAGCCGTCGCAACGATGAAGCCCGCGAGGCAGTGATCAGACTCACCGCTGCGGTGGAACACATTGCCACGCAGCTTGAGGTCATGCACACCGACATCCGCACCGACCGCCAAGAAACGTTCAAGCGGCTCAATGGCGTCGAGCAGCGCGTCGCTACGCTTGAGGCACGACCACACCGCTGACCATGGACGCCCAGACTGTTGCCGTTGTCGCCATCGTTCTTGCTGCTGGCAGCGAGATCATCGCGCTGACGCCGCTCAAGTCGAATAGCTGGATTCAGCTTCTGCTGCAGGCCCTTAAGTTGATGTTCCCCAAGCGTGGCTAAAGCACCGATCAAACCCAGCGACCTGTTCCGGTACTGGAAGGCGCTGCCGCATCAGCAGGCAGCGATCGTTGAATTGGAAGCTGAGCTGTTGAAGGTTGCGCCTGATTTGTTTAGTAGGGATCAGCCATGGTTCCAGACATGGAGCCAAGGCGGCAAGGTGCACAGTTATGACGCAGCCGTCAAGCTGATCAAAGAGTTCGAGGGCTGCCATCTGTCGGCCTATCCCGATCCGCTCAGTGGCGGCGAGCCATGGACCATCGGCTACGGCACCACCAGATACAGCGATGGCCGCAAGGTGCAGCGCGGCGACAAGATCACCGTCATCGATGCCGGCAAGCTGCTGGACCTTGAGATCGAGCGCGTCGCCGAGAAGTTGCGGGCGACCGTGCCGTTCTGGAATGCCATGTCCGGCGACAAGCAATCTGCGCTGATCAGCTTCGCCTACAACCTGGGCAGCGGGTTCTACGGCACCACCGGATTCGAGACGATCAGCAAGTGCCTGAAAGACAAGGACTGGGCAGCGGTGCCCGACGCGTTGCTGCTGTACCGCAACCCTGGCACCAATGTTGAGGCCGGTCTATTGCGCCGACGCCAGGCTGAGGGTCGGCTGTGGGGCGTTGAACAGCAAACCGCCAAGCTGACACCGAGCAGCCCGTTCACGGCACGGATCACGCCACACATCACCCTGGGCGAGTTTGCACTCGGGCAGGAGTCGCGGCGCTTCGACCACCAGTACCAAGTCGATACCGCTGCCGAGTTGGCGGCGTTCCTTGAGCGGGTGCGCGGCGCGTTCGGCGGCAAGCCAGTGGTGATCACGAGCGGCTACAGGCCAGTAGCGATCAACCGCTCAGTCGGCGGTGCCAGTAGCAGCGAGCACCTTTATGACGCGCCAAGCGTCGGTGCAGTTGACTTTTACATCCAAGGCGCCGACATCAACGCAGTCCAGGCATGGTGCGACAAGAACTGGCCCTACAGCGTTGGATACGGCGCACCTAAGGGGTTCGTGCACCTTGGCGTCCGCAAAGGCCGGCCTCGCGTGCGCTGGGACTATTGATGCGACAGTACGTCCTGGAGATCGAGTACACCATCGTCGTTGAGAGTGACAACGATGATCCGGGAGAGGTATCGGACGACTTTGCAGCGCGGCTCACTGAGTTAGCGCCGTCCAACGATCACATCCTGGGGTTAAGTCTTCAGGTGCTACCAATCCCCGAATTGCGTGGATCACTCGATTGATGGCTCGAATCTCGTTTCTAAGCGCAGTGCAAAGCATCAATTCAGGCAGCAGATCTTTGAGGCATGGGGTCATCAGTGCGCATACTGCAGCGCATTAGCCGACACGCTGGACCACGTCAAGCCACGCCATAAGGGCGGCGCCACAGTTACAACCAATCTGGTGCCAGCGTGCCGCAATTGCAACCGCAGGAAAGGCAGTGAGGAATGGCGCGAGTGGTTCAGCCGTCAGGACTCATGGACTGTTGATCGCGTATTAAAGATTCAGGATTGGTTGATTGATTCAACATCTGATGATAGAAGATAAGCGCTTGCCAGTCTTGCGCATGATCACGGCACATGCCGTTGATACAGACGCGCCACATGTCACCGTG